AGAAGCATTTGCAGGTGAACATTCATATGGTGTTATAGCACAAGAAGTAGAAAAAGTTCTTCCTGAAATCGTAACTGAAAGAAGTGATGGATATAAAGCTGTTAAATATGAGTTAATAGTTCCATTATTGATAGAATCAATCAAAGAATTACATAAAAAAGTAGAGCATATAGAAAAAAATTGTGAATGTTTGAAGAAGTAATTAATACTTATTATTGTTAAACAAACAACAAGGAAATGTTATGGCAGACAAAGAAATTAAATTTTCAGACAAAGAGTTAAAGTCATTGAAACAAATTCAACAAGACTATCTCGAATGTCAAACCGCATTTGGTCAAATAGCAATTCAAAAAATCGCACTTCAACAACAAATAGATTCTTTAGCAAAATCTGAAGAAGAATACGCTAAAAAGTATCAAGAAACTCAAGTAAAAGAGAAAGAAGTCGGTAAAGAATTGAATGAAAAATACGGCTCAGGTAATTTAGATCCTGATACTGGTGTATTTACACCAAATAGTTAATAAGAAACTTAAAAAAACAAATAAAAATCCCCTTATTATTGTATTTGGGGATTTTTGTATATACTTATAACTAAACAATTTTCTTTATTTTAATATAACTCATTTAGGAGAAACTCAATGGCTGAAAGAATAGTAAGTCCTGGTGTATTTACACAAGAACGAGACTTATCATTTCTTCCACAAGGTGTAGCAGACATTGGAGCTGCGATTATTGGTCCAACGACTAAAGGTCCGGCTTTTACACCTACTGTTCTGAATAACTATTCAGAATTCGAAGAAATGTTCGGTGGTCTCGATAAGCGTTTTTATACGCCGTACACCATACAACAATATTTACGTTCCGCTGGTTCGGTAACGGTCGTGAGGGTTTTGGGACTAGGTGGATATAAACCTGATATAATAACATTATCTTGTAGAATTAGTGGTTCAACTAAAGACCACGCATTAGCTGTTTTAGCACCATCACGTGGAGCTGTAAACGGTACTGGTGACTTAACACCATCTACAGGTAGTGGAACTTTTACAAACTACACATTGGTAGTTAGTGGAAGTGATGTCACAACCTATACAAAAACAATTTCGTTTAGTACAGGAAGTGCAAATTATATCGGAGATGTCCTTAGTACAGATCCTCAGATAGCAGATGATGGAGCAGGAACGACAGTTCCAGTCTATCTTTACAAAAACTTTAAGGGGATTCAACATTCCACAGGTTCAGGTGCTTGGCAAAGTGCAGTTACCTCATCAACGGGTACACTTGATTTAAATTCAGGCGTAACTACATTTGATGCTGATGGAAATGCTGACACATGGACTGGTAACAAAGATTACAATGTTGCTAGAACACCTTACATCCAATCACAATTAGTGGCTGGAGCAAGATATAACTTATTCAGAGTTTATACACGTTCACATGGAACAAATATGAACAAAGCATATTAGACTAATATCTTAAATATTAAAGCAGCATCTTCGGTAGCAGGTAGTGATTATGGAACATTCTCATTACAGGTTCGACATCATGCACCAAATAAAACAAAAGATAATCAAATAGTAGAACAGTATGATAATTTGACATTCGATCCAGATGCACCAAACTATTTCGCTAAAATGATTGGTGATAGGTTCGTTGAAATTGATTCAAATGGTAAGTTGACATACAAGGGTGATTATCCAAACTTGAGTAAACATATTCGTGTTGGTGATTACAAAAACTTAGAAACTATGCCAACTACAGTTGTTCCTATGGGACACAGCGCAGTATATATTCCTGTAGCTAGTGCACCAAGTGCATCTTTTGTTCACACACAACAGAATACTAACGGTGATTTCGATTCAAACATATTTTATGGTTTTGATTTCGATATGGATAAACGTCCTGATAATGGTGAATACTTATCACCTATTTACAAGACAGGCGCTACCACAGGTAATCCCTCTATGTCTCTTGAGAATATGTTAGGACACGCTGACGCAAGTACGTTGTCAACTACATTCTCAGACGCTACAGAGAAGATTACATTATCACTTTCAGCTATTGGTCAGAGAAAGTTTACAGTACCTTTCCAATGGGGATTTGATGGTGATAATCCTGGTAATCCAAAACTCACAGGTAATGATATAAGTGCAACAAACACTATGGGATTTGACTTGTCAAGTGCTACAGCAAGTGGTTCGATAGCTTATAAAAGAGCTATAAACGCTGTAAGTAATCCTGATGAATTTGACATTAACTTGTTGGTAACACCTGGTGTGATACACAGATTACATCCAAAGGTAACAAATCACGCAATATTAAAAGTAGAAGCTAGAGCTGACGCTTTTTATGTGATGGATGCAGCTGCATACGGAGATACTATCGCTACGGTAACAAATACTGTAAGTGCTTTAGATACAAACTATGCAGGAACATATTACCCCTGGGTTAAGATAGTTGATGGAGATACAAACAGACCAGTTTGGGTCCCACCATCAGTCGTATTACCTGGAGTAATCGCATTTACTGATAAAGTCGCACACGAATGGTTTGCACCAGCTGGTTTAAATCGTGGTGGTTTGACTACGGTGTTAGAAGCTAAAACAAGATTAACACACGCTGAAAGAGACGATCTCTATGAAGAAAGAGTTAATCCAATTGCTTCATTCCCTGGTCAAGGTGTAGTAGTATTCGGACAGAAGACACTACAATCCAAACCATCAGCATTAGATAGAATCAATGTTCGTAGATTGTTGATTGCATTGAAGAAATTCATCGCATCATCCTCAAGATACTTGGTATTCGAACAGAATACAGTAGCTACACGAAACAGATTCTTGAATATTGTTAATCCTTACCTTGAAAGTGTACAATCCAATAGTGGTTTAAGTGCTTTCAGAGTAGTAATGGATGAAACTAACAATACTCCTGATGTTGTAGATAGAAACAGATTGGTAGGACAAATCTTTATTCAACCTACGAGAACTGCTGAGTTCATCGTGTTGGATTTTGTTGTTCAACCTACAGGCGCATCGTTCCCTGAGTAGTTTATCTTATAACATACGCTGACGTATATAGAAAACCCCGACTTCGGTTGGGGTTTTTCTTTTTCTATAAAACTACTATAAAACTAAGAAGAACTATGTATTATTGATATTACTTATTTTTTAACTTTATGATATTTATATTAGAAGAAGATATAAAATGCTTTTAATGGAGACAAATAATGCCTGACATTTTAGATACGAATGAAATATTTTTTACCCCGTTTGAACCGAAAACAAAGAATCGGTTTATTATGTATATCGAGGGTATTCCATCATATTTAGTTAAAGCGGCTGCAAGACCACAGATACAGTTTGAAGAGATGGTTTTAGACCATATCAACGTTAAGAGACACCTTAAAGGTAAGGGAACTTGGCAACCAGTTGATATAACACTATACGATCCTATCGTTCCAAGTGGTGCTCAAGCAGTTATGGAATGGGTTCGTTTGGGACATGAATCTGTAACAGGTAGAGACGGATATGCAGATTTTTATAAGAAAGATGTTACATTTAATATGCTAGGACCAGTTGGTGATATAGTAGAAGAGTGGACATTAAAGGGTGCTTACATAGCAACCGCAAATTTTGGTGAGATGGCTTTTGACTCAAATGAGCCAGCAGACATCACCCTAACATTACAGTATGATTACGCAATCTTACAATTCTAATAGGAGAATATAATGACTGAATGGATAGCAGCAAATTGGGAATATGTTTTAGTTGGTATTTACGCAATAGAAAAAATCGTAAAACTAACTCCAACAAAATATGACGATATCTTATTTGATATGTTACTTAAACCAATTAAAGAGAAATTCGCACCGTCAAAAAAATAAATTGTAATTTCAAAAATTACTAATATAGTTATTAATAAACAGGTTTTAAATCTTAATGATAATAATCAGAGGACACTCATATGGCGCAATATAAATTTCCAACGGAAGTAGTAAATCTTCCGTCTAAGGGAAGGTTGTATTCAAAAGACAGCCCTTTATCAAAGGGTGAAGTTGAATTAAAATACATGACAGCAAAAGAAGAAGATATTCTTACTTCTATAAATCTAATACGTAAAGGTATTGTGATAGATAAAGTTCTTGAATCACTCATAGTAGATAAAAAAATTAAGATTGATGATTTATTAATAGGTGATAAGAACGCTTTAATGATATCTGCAAGAATACTTGGGTATGGTAAAGATTATGGTGTAAAAGCAAATTGTTCAGAATGTGGTAAATCAGGTGATTTAAAAGTTGATTGTACTCAATTAAAAGATATAGAAATTTCAGATGATATAAAAGAAAATAAGTTTTCTATGAAATTACCAGCTACTAAAGTAGAGATAGAATTTAAATTATTAACTGGTGCTGAAGAAATATCAGTAGAAAAAGATGTGGAAGCAATGCAAAAAGTTCAACCAGATATTGATTATACTAATACTTTTAGATTTAAAAAAATGATTACTTCAATAGATGGTGATACCACACAATCAGTTATTAATGATTTTGTTGATAATAAGTTTTTGGCATTAGATTCTCTTGAATTCAGAAAACATCTTAATAGAATTACTCCTGGAGTAGATATGGGTTATCCATATACTTGTCCAAGTTGTAATCACACCCAGGAGGTGGTGGTCCCATTAGGGACAGGGTTTTTTTGGCCTAACGCATCATAATAAACTTCGAGTCCACGAAGAAATATTCACATTACTAAATTACGGAAATGGTGGTTACACTTTTGATGAAGTGTACGCTATGCCCGTACACCTCAGAAAATACTATCTAAAAAGATTAGCTAAAGAGTATGATAATATCGCTAAAGAGCGAAAAAAGTTATACGATCAAGCTAATGCCAAACGACGATAAAATACTGTTTTCTGATATTTATTTATAACTAAATCCCACATAAAATAAAATAACGGAGTTGAAACTATGTCTAGCAAATTAAATGAAGGTATCGTTAATTGGATACTACAAAAAGCAATCGCTTTGGTAGCTGGTGGAGATTACCGTAAAGCTGTAAAAGCATTTAAAGGTGATAAAGCACTTCAAAAAGATTTAGCTAAGATGGCTAAAAATAAAGAAGACTTTGAGAAAAAACTTAAAGCAAGAATGAAATCAGATCCAAAATTTAAAAAAGGATTTGAAAAAAAAATGCAAATGTTTAAATAAAAAGGTATTTTCATGCCCGATTCAAAAGAACAAGCTAAAGTAAATGAACAGTTAAGAATAACTCAAGATTTACTTAAAAATATAGCTGAAGGCTACAACAAAATAGAAATTAATACTAAACCTGTTCTTGATCAAGGGAATAAGATGGTTGCAGCTGCGCAGGAA